ATGAAAAAGATAGCTGCTATATCATTAATTAGTATTTTTATTGTGTCTGGTTGTGCTGTGCATAATGATGAGACAAGTATCGGTAAATTTGGTCTTGCATATAAAAGTAATATTCAGCGTAAACTCGATAACCAATACTACACCGAAGCCGAAGCTTCTTTAGCCAGGGGCAGAATATCTGGTGCAGAAAATATAGTAAAAAATGATGCAGCCCATTTCTGTGTTACTCAGGGCAAAAAAATGCAGATAGTTGACCTGAAGACAGAAGGTGCAGGATTACATGGCGTCGCTCGTCTGACATTCAAATGTGGAGAGTGAGAATATTTTTTGGTAAGCGTCAAACATGCGCGTTCTGGTTGTGCTTAGCCGGAACCTGTGCGAGCACGATGCCGTTACGTGAAAGGCATCGTGCTATGAAGGGAGATTCTATCGATGTGGTCAATGGAAGACGGTGACCAGGGATAGGGCTTATGCATAAAAAATAAGCCCGTGTAAGGGAGATTTAGGGTGTCACCAGTAGGGGCTTTCAACGGTACAATGCGGGTTTGAGCGGCATAAATTACCACTGAAAGCCCTTAAACGTTACTCTACTGTGGACACTGTGTGGACACTCTCGGCCTCAGTACCACCTCTTAGCGGATTAAGAGAAATGGCGTCCTGAAGGTACTCTGGCGCAAAATGAGCGTAAACCATAGTTTGTTCAATCCGCGTGTGACCTAGTATCCGTTGTAGCGTGATAATACTTCCTCCATTAATCATGAAATGAGTGGCAAAGCTGTGCCTTAGTGCATGTGTGGCTTGCCCCATTGGCAAATCCGGTTTTATTGCTTTCATTGTTCGTCTGAAGCGAGGGTAATCAGCATCAGGGAATAAAAAACCTCGTTTGTTATCCGCGATCATTTTGGCAACAGCCTCTGAGATCGGGACGGTGCGTGGTTTGTTTGTTTTCGTTTTAACAAACGTGACGCGGTTATGGATGATATTTTCTGCTTTCAAACGAGCTGCTTCTCCCCAACCTGCTCCAGTACTCAGGCAAAGAATCGCAATCTTTTTATTGTCGCCGTCAAGAGCAGCAAGCAGTAAGGCAATTTCTTCCTGCGTGAGATAGCCTGTGTCTGGTTTTTCCTCCTTAAGCCTTTTTGTCCCTCTGATAGGGTGCTCACCAAAGAATAACTCCGCTTCAATCAGGGCTGTAAACATGCCGCTAATACATGTTAAATCACGATTGATACTCGAAGGTTTAATACCCTGACTTCTTCGGGTGGCGCAGTACTGGCTGATAAGCGATTTCGTAATTTGAAATGCGCATGGGTCATTCGTTATTTTTGTGAAGATTTCAATTTTTCCAAGATTAGATTTCCCATGCTCTTCGTGTTTACCCTTTAAATCCCACCAGATCTGTGTCAGCTCCGACAGACGTCGCTTGTCTGTTGGTTTTGATAGCCATTCTTTATTGTGGTGGTTGTACAACGTGTATTTCTCGAAAGCGACAGCTTCGCTTTTCTTATCAAACTTCCTACGGATGCGTTTTCCATTACGTCCAGTAGGGCGGATGTCCACTTCATATCGACCATCATCGAGTTTTTTGATTGCCATCAGAAAACCCTCCGAGTGGTGTGTTTTTTGGCGACTACTAATCGCTTTTTTCGTGGTGGCTGAAATTTAGCCACCAATAGTAGGCACTTGTGATGAATATATTCACGATGAATTGTTAACCAGTCTTTTGACCGGAGTGGGGCGACGTTGTTTCGTTTTGCCCAAAGTGTGCGAGAGCGGGCGCAATTTGCCCGGACTCAGGAGCGATCTGATTGGTCATGAACCATAAAGTGTATTTGGTGAATTGTGGGGTCTGCAGGATGTTCATCATGACATCTGTTGGAGGTGTTGAACGACCACTTTCATAGTAACTCAGCGTGCCATACGGAACCCCTGTTAAATCAGCAAGTTGTTGTCTGCTCAAATACTCTGATTTTCGCATTAAGACTATCTTCTCGCTTATCGTGTTTGACATGGTGTTTAGATCTCAATAGTATTTAGTTTAGATGTAGATTGTTTAGTGCTTGGATGTGTGCACTAAAAGGCATTATAAGGCATTAAACGCAATTCATGAGGGCTGGAGGACGACATGAGCAAGCAAGTAACACTCATGACTGATGCGATTCCTTATCAGGAGTTCGCAAAACTAATAGGAAAATCGACAGGAGCGGTTCGTCGGATGATCGATAAAGGAAAGCTGCCTGTAATTGATATGACCGATCCACAATCAGCTTCAGGTCGTGCAGGTGAATATTGGGTATACCTTCCGGCATGGAATAACGGACTAAAACTGGCTTATGAAAGCCGCCCTAAAGAGATTCGTGACGGCTGGTTGATGTGGTTAGGTCTCGGTGAACCACGTTAAGGAGAACCGTATGAATGAACCTCGTTGTATTGCTCAGTTACTGCGTAACGAAAGCCCCAGGGCGATTGACTTCACCATCACCCACGGTAAGGGGCGTAAGGGAATCATTATCCGCACCAAAAAACAGAGTCCGTTAAAAAAGGCTCTGACCTTTCTGAAAAGCCGGAGGGTATGGAAATGACAGTGATGACGCTCAATCTCGTTGAAAAACAGCCAGCAACTATGCGCCGGATAATTGGTAAGCATCTGGCCGTCCCTCGCTGGCAGGAGACATGCGATTATTATAATCAGATGATGGAACGCGAACGGCTAACGGTTTGCTTTCATGCGCAGTTAAAACAGCGTCACGCAACGATGCGTTTTGAAGAAATGAACGACGTCGAACGTGAACGACTGGTTTGTGCAATTGATGAATTGCGTGGGGCATTCTCAAAACGCCGTCAGGTTGGCGCAAGTGAGTATGCATATATTAGTTTTTTAACAGTCAGTCAGCGCCGTACTTTATTTATGCACGCACGACTGACAGAAAAAGAATTTAACCAGCCATACTGGCGAATTAATGAGGAATCATGTTACTGGCGTGATGCTTTATTCCGTGCATTACGTGAATTATTCAGTCTGTTTGAGTATGCACCGACAATTCTGACATCGGTAAAACCAGAGCAATATCTGCATTAAGTAATTAACCAGAGTTTTTAACGCACTTAATTGTGCGGGGCTTCTTTTTGCCTGGAGAAAGTCATGCATACAGTTTCTGAAAATCAGTGCGGTAAATACGCATTACTGCTGCAACAGGCCAGAACCGAAGCACAGGCCGATGCAGCGACGCGCTTTTCTTCTCATCTTGACGCCATGATTCGCCACATCACAAAGGCGGAGTTATCCCGCGTGGAGATAGTCGAGCTGCTCAGTCAGGAGTCGGAAAAATTTCACAATATCGGATTGTCTCGCGGGGAGGTGCTTTGATGTCCTGTTCTCGTTCAGTTGTATTACTGAATAACGCCTTAAAAATCACCGTTATGAAAAATGGCGATTTATCTCTTATTCAACTTGGTCTTGATAAAGAAAAACGCGAAATAACTGAGTCTGTTATCGCGATTTATCAGAACGAATTAAATCTCCTGTCTGATGTGGTCAATTTACTTGTTAAACGCGCTGTATTTCACAAGCAAATCTCCTCCGTGGATGAACTGACGAAATTAACGACAGAAATTGCCAGCTATTGCGCTGATGAATTTAAAAAACTTAACGACAAAAGGAGCTGGTAATGCCGGACAACGTAGATTTTATTCAGGAACAACAGGCTGAATTACTGGAGCGTCAGATTAACGCGGCAAGGGTAAAACATTGCGGTGCTTCTGCGCTGGTTTGCGAAGAGTGTAACGCGCCAATACCTGCTGCCCGTCGTGCGGCTTATCCGTCAGCCACGCATTGTGTTTCCTGCCAGTCAGTCTTTGAAGCAAAAAACAAACATTACCGGAGAACGGCATGAGTATTCGTATTGAAATTGGCGAACGTTATGTCGTTACCAGTGACAGCTTTCAGTTTATTCTCCACGAGAAAAAGAGAGCGGAAAGCGGTAAAAACGCCGGTCAGGAATGGCTGGCGGTGGTTGGTTATTATCCGAAATTAAGCCAGCTCGTTTCCGGCCTGATGCATCACGATATTCTGACCGGAAGCGCAAAGTCTTTTGCTGATTTAAACGCGCAGGTTGAGCAACTCAGCAGGCGTTGTTCAGAGGCTTTTGGCTCATATGGCCGTTAAAGCCTCCGGGCGTTTTGTCCCTCCGTCAGCATTTGCTGCAGGCACCGGTAAGGCGTTTACCGGTGCTTATGCATGGAACGCGCCACGCGAGGCCGTCGGGCGCGAAAGACCCCTTACACGTGACGAGATGCGTCAGGTGCAAGGTGTTTTATCCACGATTAACCGCCTGCCTTACTTTTTGCGCTCGCTGTTTACTTCACGCTATGACTACATCCGGCGCAATAAAAGCCCGGTGCACGGGTTTTATTTCCTCACATCCACTTTTCAGCGTCGTTTATGGCCGCGCATTGAGCGTGTGAATCAGCGCCATGAAATGAACACCGACGCGTCGTTGCTGTTTCTGGCAGAGCGCGACCAGTATGCGCGCCTGCCGGGGATGAATGACAAGGAGCTGAAAAAGTTTGCCGCCCGTATCTCATCACAGCTTTTCATGATGTATGAGGAACTCTGCGATGCCTGGGTGGATGCGCATGGCGAGAAAGAATCGCTGTTTACGGATGAGGCGCAGGCTCACCTCTATGGTCATGTTGCTGGCGCTGCACGTGCTTTCAATATTTCCCCTCTCTACTGGAAAAAATACCGTAAAGGACAGATGACCACGAGGCAGGCATATTCTGCCATTGCCCGTCTGTTTAACGATGAGTGGTGGACTCATCAGCTTAAAGGCCAGCGTATGCGCTGGCATGAGGCGTTACTGATTGCTGTCGGGGAGGTGAATAAAGACCGTTCTCCTTATGCCAGTAAACATGCCATTCGTGATGAGCGTGCGCGCCGCCAGGCAAATCTGGAATTTCTTAAATCGTGTGACCTTGAAAACAGGGAAACCGGCGAGCGCATCGACCTTATCAGTAAGGTGATGGGCAGTATTTCTAATCCTGAAATTCGCCGGATGGAGCTGATGAACACCATTGCCGGTATTGAGCGTTACGCCGCCTCAGAGGGTGATGTGGGGATGTTTATCACGCTTACCGCGCCGTCAAAGTATCACCCGACACGTCAGGTTGGAAAAGGCGAAAATAAAACCGTCCAGCTTAATCACGGCTGGAATGATGAGGCATTTAATCCAAAGGATGCGCAGCGTTATCTCTGCCGTATCTGGAGCCTGATGCGCACGGCATTCAAGGATAATGATTTACAGGTCTACGGTTTGCGAGTCGTCGAGCCACACCACGACGGAACGCCGCACTGGCATATGATGCTTTTTTGTAATCCACGCCAGCGTAACCAGATTATCGAAATCATGCGTCGCTATGCGCTCAAAGAGGATGGCGACGAAAGAGGAGCCGCGCGAAACCGTTTTCAGGCAAAACACCTTAACCGGGGCGGTGCTGCGGGATATATCGCGAAATACATTTCAAAAAATATCGACGGCTATGCACTGGATGGTCAGCTCGATAACGATACCGGCAGACCGCTGAAAGATACTGCGGCGGCTGTTACCGCATGGGCGTCAACGTGGCGCATCCCGCAATTTAAAACGGTTGGACTGCCGACAATGGGGGCTTACCGTGAACTACGCAAATTGCCTCGCGGCGTCAGTATTGCGGATGAGTTTGACGAACGCGTCGAGGCTGCTCGCGCTGCCGCAGACAGTGGTGATTTTGCGTTGTATATCAGCGCGCAGGGTGGGGCAAATGTCCCGCGCGATTGTCAGACTGTCAGGGTTGCCCGTAGCCCGTCGGATGACGTTAACGAGTATGAGGAAGAAGTCGAGAGAGTGGTCGGCATTTACGCGCCGCATCTCGGCGCGCGTCATATTCATATCACCAGAACGACGGACTGGCGCATTGTGCCGAAAGTTCCGGTCGTTGAGCCTTTGACTTTAAAAAGCGGCATCGCCGCGCCTCGGAGTCCTGTCAATAAGTGTGGAAAACTCACCGGTGGTGATACTTTGTTACCGGCTCCCACACCTTCTGAGCACGCCGCAGCAGTGCTTAATCTGGTTGATGACGGTGTTATCGAATGGAGTGACCCGGAGGTCGTGAGGGCGCTCAGAGGTGCATTAAAACACGGTCGGAGAACGCCAAGTCGTCAGCAAAGAAACGGAAGCCCGTTAAAACCTCATGAAATTGCACCATCGGCCAGACTGACCCGGTCGGAAAGAATGCAAATTACCCGTATCCGCGTTGATCTTGCTCAGAACGGTATCAGGCCGCAGCGATGGGAGCTTGAGGCGCTGGCGCGTGGGGCAACTGTAAATTACGACGGGAGAAGCTTCAGTTATCCTGTTATATGTGATTGGAGAGCGTATGAATTATGAGATTGTGATAAAAAGTAAATAATTAATATAATGCAATTGCTTGACTGTTTTAAAAGGGACAACGTAGTTGTGAACTATATTGTCCCGGGAGTATTAATTTTTAAATATGGATTGTATGTATTCTATAGTGCTATCTTTAGCTCTGATGTCTTTTAAAGTGTTATTTATGAAATCTATTATTCTGTCATTACTTAATAGTGGCGATAACGCATAACATGTTGTTGTGAATGTCATGACGTCACTAAAGCTTAGTGAAACACCTTTTGTCGCAGCGTTCTCAATCGCAATAGACTCATCAATATCTAAGTTTGTTGCTCTTGGCCCTTTAAGGAAGATAACTTTTGAAATCCCGGATGCAGATGCTTTTGAAACGGCGTGATTAACATCTTGATAATTAAATGGTTTGTCTTTCACTTCTATAGAAAGGAAAACTATATCATCATGATATACATCTATGTCCAGTATCTCTTTTGAGGAGCTACCGGCCTGATTGACGGGATGTGCTTTTATTATCCATCCTCTTTGTTCACCTAATAAGTGTAACGAAATTGCGGCAGCAATCGCGCATGTTTCTCCATCACAAGGATGAGATATAATATTATAAATAATCTTATGGAAATCAAAATTAATTGAGTTCGGCGTTATAACTCTATTGGTTCGCTGTAGGGTAAAATATAATGCAATAACAAGCATTTCATAAGCTAAGATTTGGGTTGTTGCTGCATGTAATATATCAATTGAAAGTTGTTGTAAAACCTTATCATTTCCTCTGCGCACAGGGTTATCAGAGGAGTGGAGCATGTAACGAGCTGGTTTATTTAGAAATGGCTCATTTGATGCGCCTAACTTACCCTCTAAAAATGGGCCTTCTACTTTGCCTACTATTACCGAATGACATAAACTTCTTGCATCATAGGCTCCGTCTACGGGGGCATTAGCTTGTAAAGCCAGAGGGTTTACTCTAGGGTCTGTTGCTTTAGCAAGTAAACCAGTAATAAGTATATATCTGTATGTAAGGTGGGTGCCTAAAATTACATTTTGAATGGAGACCCATTGATTATTTGTTTTGTAATCAGTTAATTTTTTTGCATCGTTGATTGCATTTATAATTACATTATAGGCTTGCTCATGATTTACTAATACTTTCATAGGTGTCCTTTAGTAAGATATCCATTGGTAGACCTAATCGGCTTGCAACCACCTCTAATAATTCAAATAGTTCTAAAGCATCTAATCGCCTTTCAAAGCTTTCGATTTTAGATATATCTGATTGTGATAATCCTAGAAAAATGGCCAATTCTGACTGCGAAAGAGAAGCTTCTTTGCGTAGTTTGGTGAGAAGCTGGACTAGGCACCTGTATCTATGATCATGTATAGTTGGTTGTCGTTTTGCCATGTGGTTTAGAAGGTGATTGATTGTGTGTCGATCCTTACCTATCATTGGTTTTATTCCAAAATCGAATAATTGGTGCTAAAGAAGTGAACAAAATTTCAGCGGTGAGCTTATTTACTGGGGCAGGAGGGATGGATGTCGGTTTCTCTAATGCCGGGTTCCGAACAGTTTGGGCCAATGATATAGATAAGGATGCATGTGATACATTTAAGCTTAATCATGAATCACCTGTTTTTTGTGGTGATATTGATGAGATGCTAAGTGAATTGTCTGGGCTGAAAAATATAGGTTGTGTTTTTGGTGGGCCTCCATGCCAAGGATTTTCTGTGGCAGGGAAAATGGACGCTCATGATCCACGTAGTAAGCTGGTTATGTCATTCATGCGGGCGGTGGATATAATTCAACCAGAATGCTTTGTTATGGAGAATGTTAAGGCTTTAGCACAGTTGTCCAAATTTGAACCAGTTAGGTGTGAACTGTTTAAGATGGCTGAAAAGTCAGGCTATCGTTCAGCCTTGCTGGTGCTGAATTCTAAAGATTTTGGCGTTCCTCAGAATAGGGAACGTATGTTTTTTATAGGGTTTCGTTCCGAAAATGATGTGAAACGAGTTGAGGTGGCGATAAAAAAATACCAATATCTTTCGCCCACAGTTGGTGAGATTATTCGGCCTTTAGGGCGAGCGGGTAATCCAAACAATTCAAGAGTCTGTAATGCAAGGATTACAAATGCTGCTAAGCCAGTATTACGGAAGTCACCTTACGCGGGAATGATGTTTAACGGGCAGGGAAGACCAATTAACCCGAATGGGTATGCTTCAACTATAGCTGCTTCTATGGGGGGGAATAGGACACCAATTATTGATGAAGAACACCTTTATGATGGCTCAACAAGTTATGTTGAGACTTATCATAATCATCTAATGAATGGTGGTGAGCCAAAAGATATGCACGATGTACCTAGTCGTTTACGTCGACTAACGATAGATGAGGCTCTTTTGATTCAAACATTCCCGAGTAATTATGTCTTTGTGGGGAAAAATTCGTCAATTTGGCGTCAGATAGGGAATGCTGTGCCTTGTAAATTGGCGCAGGCTGTTGCTGCAGGGGTTTTGGATGTCCTTACTGGTAAAACTATTAATGTTCAAAAGAGTCAAACAGAGTTGAGTTTGAATTCGAAAAACGGATCACATTTTCAAACCGATGGATGCAGAATTTAACATTGCTGCATGAGTTTGCATCTTGAAATCATAAGTTGTACTGCTTGGCTTGACCAGAATTGATGTGGGTAAGAAGTGGTTATGCACCCGCATTAAAACCGCCCCATTAAGCGGGCGGGCGAGGCGGGGAAAGCACTGCGCGCTGGCGGTGGTGCTGATTTTATTTTTTCGGCGTCTCAGCGCGTCGTGATGGCGTTTAGATTGTGTGCCGGGGCGTCGGTGTGTCTGCGGGCTGTTTTGCGTGGAGGTGAGCGTGTGAGGGCGTGATGACGGGGTGTAAAAAAGCCGCCCGCAGGCGGCGATGTTCAGCCGTTGTCAGTGTCCAGTGAGTAGTTTTTAAAGCGGATGACCTCCTGACCGAGCCAGCCGTTTATCTCGCGGATCCTGTCCTGTAGCGGGATAAGCTCATTGCGGACAAAGACCTTTGCCACTTTCTCAATATCACCCAACGACCCGACGTTCTCCGGCTTGCCGCCCATCAACTGAAAGGGGATGCGGTGCGCGTCCAGCAGGTCAGCGGCGCTGGCTTTTTTGATATTAAAAAAATCGTCCTTCGTTGCCACTTCACTGAGCGGGATAATTTTAATGCCGTCGGCTTTCCCCTGCGGGGCATAGAGAAACAGATTTTTAAAGTTGTTGCGGCCTTTCGACTTCACCATGTTTTCGCGAAGCATTTCGATATCGTTGCGATCCTGCACGGCATCAGTGACGTACATGATGTATCCGGCATGTGCGCCGTTTTCGTAATACTTGCGGCGAAACAGCGTGGCCGACTCATTCAGCCAGGCAGAATTAAGGGCGCTGAGATATTCCGGCAGGCCGTACAGCTCCTGATTAATATCCGGCTCCAGCAGGTGAAACACGGAGCCGGGCGTGAAGGCTGTCGGCTCGTTGAAGGACGGCACCCACCAGTAAACATCCTCTTCCACACCACGGCGGGTATATTTTGCCGGTGAGGTTTCCAGTCTGATGACCTTACCGGTGGTGCTGTATCGCTTTTCCAGAAACGCATTACCGAACACCAGAAAATCCAGCACAAAGCGGCTGAAATCCTGTTGCGAAAGCCACGGGTGCGGGATAAACGTTGAAGCCAGAATATTGCGTTTGACGTAAATCGGTGAGCTGTGATGCACGGCAGCACGCAGGCTTTTTGCCAGACCGGTAAAGCTGACCGGTGGCTCATACCATCTGCCGTTACTGATACACTCGACGTAATCCAGAATGTCACGGCGGTCGAGTACCGGCACCGGCTCACCAAAGGTGAATGCCTCCATTTTCGGGGCGCTGGCGGTCATTGTTTTTGCCGCAGGTTGCGGTGTTTTCCCTTTTTTCTTGCTCATCAGTAAAACTCCAGAATGGTGGATGTCAGCGGGGTGCTGATACCGGCGGTGAGTGGCTCATTTAACAGGGCGTGCATGGTCGCCCAGGCGAGGTCGGCGTGGCTGGCTTCCTCGCTGCGGCTGGCCTCATAGGTGGCGCTGCGTCCGCTGCTGGTCATGGTCTTGCGGATAGCCATAAACGAGCTGGTGATGTCGGTGGCGCTGACGTCGTATTCCAGACAGCCACGGCGGATAACGTCTTTTGCCTTGAGCACCATTGCGGTTTTCATTTCCGGCGTGTAGCGGATATCACGCGCGGCGGGATAGAACGAGCGCACGAGCTGGAACACGCCGACACCGAGGCCGGTGGCATCAATTCCGATGTATTCGACGTTGTATTTTCCGGTGAGTTTGCGGATGGATTCAGCCTGGGTGGCAAAGTCCATGCCTTTCCACTGGTGACGCTCAAGTATTCTGAATTTGCCACCGGCCACCACCGGCGGTGCCAGTACCACGCATCCGGCGCTGTCGCCACGGTGTGACGGGTCGTAACCAATCCATACCGGGCGGGAGCCGAACGGATTTGCGGCAAACGGCGCATAGTCTTCCCATTCTTCCAGCGTGTCGACCATGCAGCGTTGCAGCTCCTCGAACGGGAACACCGACGCCTTGTCGTCAACAAATTCACACATGAACAGGTTTTTAAAATCGTCGGCGCTGTTTTCGCGTTTGAGCTGCTCAATGTCGAACAGCGTGCAGCCGCCTTTCAGGGCGTCCTCAATGGTGACAATCTGCCGCCACTGGCCGTCCGCACAGAGAAGACCTCCGGCAAGGGCGTTATGACTGACGTCGATTTCCACGCGTTCGGCGGCGCTGGCGCGTCCCCGGTTAAACAGTTCACCCGACCAGAACGGGTAGGCGTCGTGCGCCAGCGTGGACGGGGTGGAGAAATAGGTCGAGCGCAGGTGACTCTGTGAGGCCATACCTGATGCCACCTTACGCAGTACCTGAAAATTCGGGATCCAGAAAATCTCGTCGACGTACAGGTCGCCGTTATGGCTCTGCGCGGTGTTGGAGTTGGTGCCGAGAAAAATCAGTTTTGCGCCGTTATTGCCCAGGACAATCGGGTCACCGGTCAGGTCAACGTCAACCAGCCGGGCAAAGGCGATGATGTATTCGCGGAACACATACGCCTGCGTTTTACTGGCTGACAGAAAAATCTGGTTATGGCCGGTTTTCAGGGCGCGCAGCAGCGCCTCGCGGGAAAAATAAAACGTCGCGCCAATCTGGCGGGATTTCAGGATATCGCGGATGCGGTGCTCAAGCCCGGCGCGATACCAGTGCAACTGATATTCGAAAGACTGCTCAAAGAAAATCTGCTCCAGCTTTTCGATGGCCTCGTCACTGAAAAAATTCTTTTTCGGTTTGCGACGCCCGCCTTTGTTGCGGTTAGCGACGTTCGGATTAAGGTCTGCCTCGTTGCCGGTCTGACTGTAGCGGTTGACCCGTGCCAGTCGTTCAATCTGGCGTCCGAGCAGGTCAATTTCCTTGAAGTCACCGCCGGTTTTCTGCGGTTTGATGATGAGCTGGGTCAGTCGCGCTTCCAGACTCATTTCGACACGGCTGATGGGGGCAACGCTGTCCCAGCCGTCGCGCTGTTTCCAGCTCTGCACCGTCGGGCGTTTCATCTGCAACATGGCGGCAATCTGCGGCACGGAAAACCCCTGCCAGTACAGCAGCGCCGCCTGACGACGCGGGTCGTGTAAAAGAGTGGTGTCTGTGGTGATGGTCATGAATACCTCGCCGTGATGAATACACGGCAAGGCTACTGAGTCGCGCCCTGCGATTCGCTAAGGTGCTGTTGTGTCAGTGATAAGCCATCCGGGACTGATGGCGGAGGATGCGCATCGTCGGGAAACTGATGCCGACATGTGACTCCTCTAATCACTATTCAGGACTCCTGACAATGGCAAAAAAAGTCTCAAAATTCTTTCGTATCGGCGTTGAGGGTGACACCTGTGACGGGCGTGTCATCAGTGCGCAGGATATTCAGGAAATGGCCGAAACCTTTGACCCGCGAGTCTATGGTTGCCGCATTAACCTGGAACATCTGCGCGGCATCCTGCCTGACGGTATTTTTAAGCGTTATGGCGATGTGGCCGAACTGAAGGCCGAAAAGATTGACGATGATTCGGCGCTGAAAGGCAAATGGGCGCTGTTTGCGAAAATCACCCCGACCGATGACCTTATCGCGATGAACAAGGCCGCGCAGAAGGTCTACACCTCAATGGAAATTCAGCCGAACTTTGCCAACACCGGCAAATGTTATCTGGTGGGGCTGGCCGTCACCGATGACCCGGCAAGCCTCGGCACGGAATACCTGGAATTCTGCCGCACGGCAAAACACAACCCCCTGAACCGCTTCAAATTAAGCCCTGAAAACCTGATTTCAGTGGCAACGCCTGTTGAGCTGGAATTTGAAGACCTGCCTGAAACCGTGTTCACCGCCCTGACCGAAAAGGTGAAATCCATTTTTGGCCGCAAACAGGCCAGCGATGACGCCCGTCTGAATGACGTGCATGAAGCGGTGACCGCTGTTGCTGAACATGTGCAGGAAAAACTGAGCGCCACTGAGCAGCGCCTCGCTGAGATGGAAACCGCTTTTTCCGCACTTAAGCAGGAGGTGACTGACAGAGCGGATGAAACCAGCCAGGCATTCACCCGCCTGAAAAACAGTCTCGACCACACCGAAAGTCTGACCCAGCAGCGCCGCAGCAAGGCCACCGGCGGTGGCGGTGACGCCCTGATGACGAACTGCTGACCGGTGTCAGTCAGTCCGGGAAAACCTTCACGATTAACCCTTAATTTCAGGAAAAACTATGCGCCAGGAAACCCGCTTTAAATTTAATGCCTACCTGTCCCGTGTTGCCGAACTGAACGGCATCGACGCCGGTGATGTGTCGAAAAAATTCACCGTTGAACCGTCGGTCACCCAGACCCTGATGAACACCATGCAGGAGTCCTCTGACTTTCTGACCCGCATCAACATTGTGCCGGTCAGCGAAATGAAAGGGGAAAAAATTGGTATTGGTGTCACCGGCTCCATCGCCAGCACCACCGACACCGCCGGTGGCACCGAGCGTCAGCCGAAGGACTTCTCGAAGCTGGCGTCAAACAAGTACGAATGCGACCAGATTAACTTCGATTTTTATATCCGCTACAAAACGCTGGACCTGTGGGCGCGTTATCAGGATTTCCAGCTCCGTATCCGTAACGCCATTATCAAACGCCAGTCCCTTGATTTCATCATGGCCGGTTTTAACGGCGTGACGCGTGCCGAAACCTCTGACCGCAGCAGCAATCCGATGCTGCAGGATGTGGCGGTCGGCTGGCTGCAGAAATACCGCAATGAAGCCCCGGCGCGCGTGATGAGCAAGGTCACTGACGAGGAAGGGCACACCACCTCTGAGGTCATCCGCGTGGGTAAGGGCGGTGATTATGCCAGCCTTGATGCACTGGTGATGGATGCGACCAACAACCTGATTGAACCGTGGTATCAGGAAGACCCTGACCTTGTGGTGATTGTGGGGCGTCAGCTACTGGCGGACAAGTATTTTCCCATCGTCAACAAGGAGCAGGACAACAGCGAAATGCTGGCCGCTGACGTCATCATCAGCCAGAAACGCATCGGCAACCTGCCAGCGGTACGCGTCCCGTACTTCCCGGCGGATGCGATGCTCATCACGAAGCTGGAAAACCTGTCCATCTACTACATGGATGACAGCCATCGCCGCGTGATTGAGGAAAACCCGAAACTCGACCGCGTGGAGAACTACGAGTCAATGAACATTGATTACGTGGTGGAGGACTACGCCGCCGGTTGTCTGGTGGAAAAAATTAAGGTCGGTGATTTCTCCACACCGGCTAAAGCGACCGCAGAGCCGGGAGCGTAACCGATGACGAGTCCCGCACAGCGCCACATGATGCGGGTCTCGGCAGCGATGACCGCGCAGCGGGACGCCGCCCCGCTGCGACATGCAACTGTCTATGAGCAGATGCTGGTTAAGCTCGCCGCAGACCAGCGCACACTGAAAGCAATTTATTCAAAAGAGCTTAAGGCCGCGAAAAAGCGCGAACTGCTGCCGTTCTGGTTGCCGTGGGTGAACGGTGTGCTGGAGCAGGGCAAAGGTGCACAGGATGACATTCTGATGACGGTCATGCTGTGGCGTCTGGATACCGGCGATATTGCCGGTGCGCTGGAGATTGCCCGTTATGCCCTGAAGTACGGTCTGACCATGCCGGGTAAACACCGCCGTACCCCGCCGTACATGTTCACCGAGGAGGTGGCGCTTGCGGCCATGCGCGCTCACGCTGCCGGTGAATCCGTGGAACCCCGCCTGCTGACGGAGACCCTTGAACTGACCGCCACGGCAGACATGCCTGATGAAGTGCGCGCAAAGCTGCACAAAATCACCGGTCTGTTTCTGCGTGACGCTGGTGATGCCGCAGGGGCACTGGCGCACCTGCAACGTGCGACACAGCTCGACTGTCAGGCAGGCGTCAAAAAAGAGATTGAACGACTGGAGCGGGAGCTGAAACCGAAGCCGGAGCCGCAGCCAAAAGCGGCCACCCGCGCCCCGCGTAAGACCCGGAGTGCGACACCGGCAAAACGTGGACGCCCGAAAAAGAAAGCCAGTTAACAACCGAATGCGCCCCGCGCCAGGGCGGCACGCCGGTCAGTGAGGGTGAATCATCTGACACTGCACCGGCGTCCACCGCCCGACTTTTCAGAGGTAGTCATGATGACGCTGATTATTCCGCGAAAGGAGGCTCCCGTGTCCGGTGAGGGTACGGTGGTCATCCCGCAACCGGCAGGCGACGAGCCGGTGATTAAAAACACGTTCTTTTTTCCCGATATCGACCCGAAGCGCGTCCGGGAACGTATGCGCCTTGAGCAGACTGTCGCCCCCGCCCGTCTGCGTGAGGCCATCAAGTCAGGCATGGCGGAGACGAATGCGGAGCTGTACGAGTACCGCGAACAGAAAATTGCCGCCGGTTTTACGCGTCTGGCGGACGTCCCGGCGGACGACATCGACGGTGAAAGCATCAAAGTTTTTTACTACGAGCGCGCCGTGTGCGCGATGGCGACCGCATCGCTTTATGAGCGTTATCGCGGCGTGGATGCCAGTGCGAAAGGCGACAAGAAGGCCGACAGCATTGACAGCACCATTGATGAGCTGTGGCGGGATATGCGCTGGGCGGTGGCGCGCATCCAGGACAAGCCGCGCTGCATCGTGAGTCAAATCTAATGAAGGCCTTTGCGCTACAGGGCGACACGCTCGACGCCATTTGTGTCCGGTATTACGGGCGCACTGAGGGCGTGGTTGAGGCCGTGCTCGCCGCAAATCCGGGACTGGCTGAACTGGGTGCGGTGCTGCCACACGGCACCGCCGTCGAACTGCCCGACGTTCAGACCGCGCCCGTGGCTGAAACTGTCAATCTGTGGGAGTAACGCATGACAGCAGAAGAAAAAAGCGTCCTGTCGCTTTTCATGATTGGGGTGCTGATTGTTGTCGGCAAGGTGCTTGCCGGTGGTGAACCCATCACCCCGCGTCTGTTTATCGGGCGCATGTTGCTCGGTGGTTTTGTCTCGATGGTTGCCGGTGTTGTTCTGGTGCAGTTTCCTGACCTGTCACTGCCTGCGGTGTGCGGCATTGGCTCCATGCTGGGTATCGCCGGTTATCAGGTGATTGAGATTGCCATTCAGCGCCGCTTTAAGGGCAGGGGGAAACCGTAATGCCGGTAATTAACACGCACCAGAATATCGCCGCCTTTCTCGACATGCTGGCCGTGTCCGAAGGGACGGCGAATCATCCGCTGACGAAAAACCGGGGCTATGACGTGATAGTCACCGGACTGGACGGGAAGCCGGAAATTTTCACCGACTACAGTGACCACCCGTTCGCGCATGGCCGACCGGCGAAGGTGTTTAACCGTCGCGGTGAAAAATCCACGGCCTCCGGTCGCTATCAGCAGCTTTACCTGTTCTGGCCGCATTACCGCAAACAGCTTGCCCTGCCGGATTTCAGTCCGTTGTCACAGGACAGACTCGCCATTCAGTTGATCCGCGAACGCGGTGCGCTGGATGACATCCGGGCGGGACGTATTGAGCGCGCCATTTCACGCTGTCGCAATATCTGGGCGTCCCTGCCGGGTGCCGGTTACGGTCAGCGTGAGCATTCACTGGAAAAACTGGTCACCGTCTGGCGTACCGCCGGCGGCGTACCGGCTTAAACGGAGTAAACACCATGAAGAAATTATCCCTTTCACTGATGCTGAATGTGTCGCTGGCGCTGATGCTGGCACTGTCCCTGATTTACCCGCAGAGCGTGGCCGTCAATTTTGTCGCTGCCTGGGCGATTCTGGCGATGGTTATCTGTGTGGTTGCCGGTGGTGTCGGCGTGTATGCCACTGAGTATGTGCTGGAACGCTACGGGCGGGAGCTGCCGCCGGAATCGCTGGCCGTGAAGATTGTCACGTCGCTGTTTTTGCAGCCGGTGCCGTGGCGCAGACGGGCGGTGGGTCTGGTGGTGATGGTGGCGACGTTTATCTCGCTGGTCGCCGCCGGGTGGATTTTTACCGCGCTGATTTATCTTGTGGCGTCGCTATTTTTCCGGTTGATGCATACGGCCTGCCGCCAGCGTCTTGAGGGGCGGAAACCATGTCAAGGCTGATGACTGTGCTGGTCGTGTTGTTATCGCTGGCGTTGGCGGGGCTGTTTCTGGTGAAACACAAAAATGCCAGCCTGCGCGCCTCGCTGGACAGGGCGAACAATGTCGCCAGTGGGCAGCAGACGACCATCACCATGCTGAAAAATCAGCTTCATGTTGCCCTCACCAGGGCAGACAAAAACGAGCTGGCGCAGGTGGCACTGCGTCAGGAACTGGAGAACGCCGCGAAACGTGAAGCACAGCGCGAGAAAACCATCACGAGGTTACTGAATGAAAACGAGGATTTTCGCCGCTGGTATGGCGCTGACCTGCCTGATGCTGTGCGCCGGTTGCACCAGCGTCCGGCCTGCACTGACGCCAGTGATTGTCGCCAACGCCTGCCCGAAAGTGAGCCTTTGCCCGATGCCGGGCAGTGACCCGCAGACGAACGGCGATTTAAGTGCCGATATCCGGCAGCTTGAGAACGCGCTGGCACGCTGTGCCAGCCAGGTAAAAATGATTAAACACTGTCAGGATGAAAACGATGCTCAAACCCGACAGCCTGCGCAGGGCGCTGACTGATGCCGTCACGGTGCTGAAAACTAACCCCGATATGCTGCGGATATTCGTGGATAACGGGAGTATTGCCTCCACGCTGGCGACGTCGCTGTCGTTCGAAAAGCGTTACACGCTCAATGTGATTGTGACCGACTTTACCGGTGATTTTGACCTGCTCATCGTGCCGGTGTTGGCGTGGCTGCGGGAAAATCAGCCCGACATCATGACCACCGACGAAGGCCAGAAAAAGGGCTTCACGTTTTATGCAGACATCAACAATGACAGCAGCTTTGATATCAGCATCAGCCTGATGCTGACCGAGCGCACGCTGGTCAGTGAGGTGGACGGCGCACTGCATGTGAAGAACATCCCGGAGCCTCCGCCGCCGGAGCCGGTCACCCGCCCGATGGAGCTGTATATCAATGGCGAACTGGTGAGCAAGTGGGATGAATGAGTTTAAGCGTTTTGAAGACCGGCTGGCGGGACTTATTGAATCGCTGTCACCGTCAGGGCGTCGGCGGCTGAGTGCAGAGCTGGCGAAGCGTCTGCGGCAGAGTCAGCAGCGTCGGGTGATGGCACAGAAAGCCCCGGACGGCACACCCTACGCGCCACGCCAGCAGCAGAGCGCCAGAAAAAAGACCGGTCGTGTTAAGCGAAAAATGTTTGCGAAACTTATCACCAGTCGTTTTTTGCATATCCGCGCCAGCCCTGAACAGGCATCAATGGAGTTTTACGGCGGGAAGTCACCGAAAATAGCCAGTGTGCATCAGTTCGGTCTGTCGGAAGAAACCCGGAAAGACGGTAAGAAAATTGATTATCCGGCGCGTCCTCTGCTCGGCTTTACCGGTGAGGATGTGCAGATGATTGAAGAGATTATCCTGGCTCACCTCGACCGTTAGTTGTGCCATTCCCGACACCTCATCGTCACATTGCCGCCGGTATGACCCGGCGGCATCCTTCCCGTTATGAACACTCTCGCAAATATCCAGGAACTCGCGCGCGCACTGCGCAACATGATTCGCACCGGCCTTGTCGTCGAAACCAACCTTAAAGCCGGTCGCTGCCGTGTGCAGACCGGCGGCATGTGCACCGACTGGCTTCAGTGGCTGACCCATCGTGCCGGGCGTTCGCGCACATGGTGGGCACCTTCCGTGGGGGAGCAGGTGCTGATTCTGGCCGTGGGCGGTGAACTTGACACGGCGTTTGTTCTGCCGGGGATTTATTCCAGCGATAACCCCGCGCCGTCTGCGTCGGCGGATGCCCTGCATATCCGTTTCCCTGACGGGGCGGTGATTGAGTATGAACCCGAAACCAGTGCACTCACGGTAAGCGGAATTAAAACGGCCAGCGTGACGGCTTCTGATTCTGTTACTGCCACGGTACCGGTGGTCACGGTGAAAGCGTCAACCCGTGTCACCCTGGACACACCGGAAGTGGTCTGCACTAACAAACTGACTACCGGCACGCTGGAAGTACAGAAGGGCGGGACGATGCGCGGCAACATTGAACACACCGGCGGTGAACTCTCATCAAACGGTAAGGTACTGCATACCCACAAACACCCCGGCGACAGCGGCGGCACAACCGGGAGTCCTTTATGACAGCGCGTTATCTCGGAATGAATCGCAGTGATGGCCTGACTGTCACTGACCTTGAGCATATCAGCCAGAGTATCGGCGATATCCTGCGTACCCCCGTCGGCTCACGGGTGATGCGTCGTGATTACGGCTCGTTGCTGGCGTCAATGATTGACCAGCCGCAGACCCCGGCGCTTGAGTTGCAGATTAAGGTCGCCTGTTACATGGCGGTGCTGAAATGGGAACCCCGCGTCACCCTGTCATCCGTCACCACTGAGCGCAGTTTTGACGGGCGAATGACGGTCACGTTAACCGGCCAGCACAACGACACCGGCCAGCCACTTTCGTTAACCATCCCTGTGAGTTGAAACCATGCCGATTATCGACCTGAACCAGCTACCCGCACCGGATGTGGTCGTGGAGCTGGACTTTGAAACCATTCTTGCTGAACGCAAGGCGACACTGATTTCCCTTTACCCGGAAGACCAGCAGGAGGCGGTCGCCCGTACCCTGACGCTGGAATCCGAGCCTATCGTCAAACTGCTGGAGGAAAACGCTTATCGTGAGCTTATCTGGCGTCAGCGTGTGAATGAGGCTGCACGGGCGGTGATGCTGGCTTGTGCTGCCGGTAATGACCTTGATGTGATTGGTGCCAATTACAACACCACGCGCCTGACTATCACCCCGGCAGATGATTCGACCATTCCGCCGACACCGGCAGTGATGGAATCTGACACCGATTATCGTCTGCGTATTCAGCAGGCTTTTGAGGGCTTAAGCGTCGCCGGGTCAGTGGGAGCCTATCAGTATCATGGTCGCAGTGCTGACGGGCGTGTCGCGGATATTTCTGTCACCAGTCCGTCTCCTGCCTGTGTCACCATCTCTGTGCTGTCACGTGAAAATAACGGCGTCGCATCCGAAGACCTGCTGGCTGTGGTGCGTAACGCCCTTAATGGCGAGGACGTCAGGCCGGTGGCCGACCGCGTGACCGTGCAGTCTGCCGCCATCGTTGAATACCAGATAAACGCCACGCTTTACCTTTACCCTGGTCCCGAAAGCGAACCCATCCGCACTGCCGCTGTGAAAAAGCTGGAAGCGTATATCACGGCACAGCACCGGCTGGGGCGTGACATCCGTCTGTCTGCCATTTATGCCGCTTTGCATGTGGAAGGTGTGCAGCGTGTCGAACTGGCTGCACCACTGGCCGACATCGTGCTCAACAGTACGCAGGCGTCTTTCTGTACCGAATACCGCGTCGTGACCGGAGGCTCGGATGAGTGATTCGCGACTGCTGCCGACCGGCTCATCACCGCTTGAAGTTGCTGCCGCAAAAGCCTGTGCGGAAATTGAAAAAACGCCGGTCAGGATTCGTGAGCTGTGGAACCCGGACACCTGTCCGGCAAATCTACTGCCGTGGCTGGCGTGGGCGTTTTCGGTCGACAGGTGGGATGAAAAGTGGCCGGAAGCGACAAAACGCGCCGTTATTCGCGATGCCTATTTCATCCACTGTCATAAAGGCACTATAGGTGCAATCCGGCGTGTGGTGGAGCCGCTGGGCTATCTCATCAACGTGACGGAGTGGTGGGAAACCAGTGACCCGCCAGGCACCTTCCGGCTTGATATTGGCGTACTGGAAAGCGGCATCACAGAGGCAATGTATCAGGAAATGGAACGGCTTATTGCTGATGCCAAACCTGCAAGCCGTCATCTTATTGGCCTGAACATTACCCGGGATATTCCCGGCTACCTGTTCGCCGGTGGTGTGGCTTACGACGGCGATGTAATTACGGTTTACCCCGGATAAGTGAGGAATAATGAGCACAAAATTCAGAACCGTTATCACCACTGCCGGTGCAGCAAAGCTGGCAGCGGCAACCGCACCGGGAGGGCGGAAGGTCAACATTACCACGATGGCCGTCGGGGATGGCGGTGGTAAATTGCCTGTCCCGGATGCCGGACAGACCGGGCTTATCCACGAAGTCTGGCGACATGCGCTGAACAAAATCAGCCAGGACAAACGAAACAGTAATTATATTATCGCAGAGCTGGTTATTCCGCCGGAGGTGGGCGGTTTCTGGATGCGTGAACTTGGCCTGTACGATGATGCGGGAACGCTAATTGCCGTGGCGAACATGGCCGAAAGTTATAAGCCAGCCCTTGCCGAAGGCTCAGGGCGTTCGCAGACCTGCCGCATGGTCATCATCGTCAGCAGTGTGGCCTCAGTGGAGCTGACCATTGACACCACAACGGTGATGGCAACGCAGGATTACGTTGATGACAAAATTGCAGAACATGAACAGTCACGACGTCACCCTGACGCCTCGCTGACCGCCAAAGGTTTTACTCAGTTAAGCAGTGCGACCAACAGCACGTCTGAAACGTTCGCCGCAACACCAAAAGCGGTAAAGGCCGCGTATGACCTTGCTAAC